TGGGGTCCCAAAAAAATGAAAGATTTTAAACGAGAAGAATTATTAGTAATAAAATTGTTTTTAGATAAAAGGAAAAAATATGAAAAAATGTATGTTGACGAGTAAAATTCATCGTGCGATAATAACAAGAACAGATTTACATTATGAAGGTTCTATATTAATTGATAAAGATTGGATGGATGAAGTGGGACTATTAGAGTTTGAGCGGGTTGATGTATGGAATGTCACTAATGGTTCACGACATACTACTTATGCAATAGCTGGTCCAGCAGGAACGAAAGCGGTAGAAGTAAATGGGGCTGCAGCTCATCTTTGTAATATAGGAGATATAGTAATTATTACTGCTTTTGGATATGTTGATTTTACCTATGATGAAGTTATGGCAAATTTAGTATCTCCTAAAATAAAATTAATAAAAGAGGAAAAGTAATGGCAAAATCATTAGAAAGAGAAATTGAAACTCTACAAGGAAATGTACAAGATATGCAACGTCAATTAGGTAATGCGCATAAAAGAATTCACGATTTAATTGCAGAAAAGAGTTCGGCTATAGATAAACTAGAAAAAGAAAGAGACTTAGTTAAAGAATTAACAATTAAATTAAAAGATACTGATAAAGAAGCATCAGATTTAATACAAAAAAAAATTGATGATTGGCCTGATGTTGTAGATTCTAAACCAGAAAGTTTTAAAGGACCAGTAATGCCTGCTTATTCAGTTAGAGAAGGTGAGAAGTGGGTTACCATTAAAGATGGTAAAATGGTATATCATGATATAGAGATTAAGAAGTAATGCCAACTTATACATTAGAAGATAGAGAGACAGGTGAACAACATGAAGTGGTTCTGTCTTATGGTGAAATGCAAGAATATAAAAAGATCCATAATTTAAAACAAATAATTCAGGCAGTTAATATTGTAAGTGGTGCTCGTGTTAGTACGCGTAAGTTAGGTGGATTTAAAGAAGTCTTACAAAAAGTTGGTGAAGGCCATCCAGGTAGTTATGTAGATAGGACACATAACAGAAGAACAGCTAAACAAGTAAAGACAGCTGCTATTTATAAAAAGCATCAGGATAAAAAGAAATAATGTTTAATCATTTAGAAGGGTACGAGTCCGTTTCATTACCTACAGAAAATATAGACGGTAAAAGATATTATACAACACCAGAAGGAAAACATTATCCTTCAGTAACTACAGTAACAGGATTATTAAATAGAGTATGGCTTAAGAAATGGAAGAAATCTGTTGGTGAAGAAAAGGCTAATAAGATTTCTAGAAAAGCATCTGGTAGAGGAACTAGATATCATCATCTTCAAGAAGATTTTTTAAATAATAATTTAACAGAAGAAAGATTAAAAGAAGTAACTCCATTGGATTTATATATGTTTAATCAAACAAAAGAAATAACATCTAAACTAGGAGATATCTATATGTTAGAAGGTTCTATGTTTAGTAATAAATTAGAAATGGCAGGGAGAGTTGATTGCGTAGCAGTTTTTGCTAATAGAGTTTCCGTTATTGATTTCAAAACATCTACTAGAAGAAAATCTCCTAGTCAAATAAAAGGTTATTTTATACAAGAAACAGCATATGCAACAATGTTTGAAGAAATGTATGGTGTACCAATAGAGAGAATAGTAACTATTGTTTCTGTTGAAGAAACAGGAGTATCACAATTATTTGTAGAAGAACCAAATAAATGGTATGACGAACTTTTAGAATTAAGACAACAGTATCGAAAAGAATATGGATTATAAATACTAGTATGGCATATAGTAAACAAGTAGTAGAAAGATTTGAGAGTGTTCTCAGAAATCCAAAAAAACATTCAGTAGGAAGATTTGATCCTAATGATCCCAATGTAGCAACAGGCATGGTAGGAGCTCCTTCATGTGGTGATGTAATGAAATTAGATATTAAGATGGATGGAGACACTATTGAAGATGTTAAGTTTAAAACTTATGGTTGTGGTTCAGCAATAGCATCATCTACACTTTTTGTAGAGATGTTAAAAGGAAAGACAACAGCTGAAGCTAAAAAGATTAAAGATAAAGATATAGCAAAGGCTTTAGAACTTCCACCTATCAAGTTACATTGCTCTGTATTAGCAGAGGCTTCAATTAAGAAGGCTATAGAAGATTGGGAAAATAAACAGTCTGTTAAAGCTGCTTTATTCCAACCAGTTACCCATTGACAATACAGCGAAAGCTGTTATAATATATATATGATATTAACTAAAAAGAAGTTTACAACATCTATAGAAGAATTAGTAATAGAAAAGAAATTAACTTATATAGATGCAATAATTCATTTTTGTCAAGAAAATCATTTAGAACCTGATTCAGTCAAAGGATTAGTCACACCCCCATTAAAAGAAAAAATTAAAGCTGAAGCTATTGGCTTAAGATTTTTAAAAGAGTCAAACGCAAAGTTACCTATATGAGACCACAAACACAAAAACCCTATCAACAAAGAAAACACTTTAATAAAAAGGATAGAAAACCTAGACCTTTATCTTTTGATCAGATGTTAAGAAGATTTAAAAAGAAAGTTGAACGAGCAGGAACATTACAAGAAATTAAGAAAAGAGAATACTACGAAAAGCCAGCACAGAAAAAACAAAGAACTAAGAGTGAAGCTATTCGTAGAGAAAAAATTAGATGGCAAGGAGATCAACTCCCACGGAGAGACTTCTGGTAAAATGACAAGTAGAGAAGGATACGACGCATACTGTTTATATCTAGCTGTCAATAATCACTTTCATACAGACAGTTATGATTACTTTAAGTATGCTGGAAAGACATCAGTTAAATTAAAAACTTTTCTCAAGAGAAAAGACAAATATCACTTTGCAAAGTTAGCTAGAAAATATCATACAGAATTAAAAGATTTTTATGTAGCTAATCTTTATAAACAAAAATACTATGTGCGTAATCTATTAGAACAAGAATGTGATAAGAATTATAAAGAATTTAAAAAGAAAAAACAAAAACTTACTTATATTGTTATGGAAGATATGAGATATTTGTTTGACAAATATAAACATATAGATATGTGTATAGGTATTAAAGATGGCCAACATTCAAATATACTAAGAGAATATCTTGGTGGTAAGATAAATGCTGAAACATTTATAGCTGTAGATAAGATATTTAATATATTCAAAGATTATGATAGTATGATTTCAGAATCTTTTATCTGGCCAAAAGAAAGAAAACGATTAGATAAACTTACACCCTTTTTAGAATTTGAAAGAAAGAAAGTAATGACAATATTAAAAGGAATATGGTTAGGACCTGAATGGCAATAGCATTCATCATAGGTAACGGACCTTCCAGAAAACAAGTTAAGTTAAGTAAACTTGAAGGAACAACCTTTGGGTGTAATGCTGTACATAGAGATTTTACACCTGATTATTTAGTATCAGGAGACGCAGGAGTTATAAAAGAGATATGTGCAACAGGATATCCTAAAGAACATAATTGTATTTTTCCAGATTGGTCACCTGTTCCAATGGATTTTAAAGATATAATTATTGAACCTTTGCGTGAACAAGGATTTGCGATTGAAGAATCAAATCCTAATAACCATAAATATATACAAATATTCGGTAATGAACATACAGATTCTAAACAAGTTCATGTAATAGGTTGTGATCCTTTATGGAAAATACAGAATATGAGAGGTACAGAAGATAACCCAGAGTTTGGTGTAAACTTTTTTTGTGGATCCCAAGCAATGCTTCAGGCCTCTCTAATGAATTTTGATGAAATTGGTCTTATAGGGTTCGATTCAATATGGAACTTTAAGTCTGATACTTATCAAAATATATATGCTGGTACTCAAAATTATATGCGAGAAAAAGAAACTTCGCGTTTAAGAATTGGTACTGATGATCCCAACAGTATGGCGGGAACTCAGGAGGCTCAAATAAAAAGAGTCCTTGACCAATTCGCAGAGTGCCATTATAATATATATAAGGGTCTGAAAAAATACCCTTTAACATACGATAGTTTTAAATAAGTTTAAAACATTTTAATAAAAATACAATGCAATACTAGGAGATAATATGTCATTTAATGAATTAAAACGTAGCAGGAGTGGATTTGATAAGCTTCAATCCGCCCTCGAAAAAGATACCGAAGCTTCCAATAAAAACTTTTCAGACGATAGATACTGGAAACCAGAACTTGATAAATCAGGTAATGGTTATGCAGTCCTTCGTTTCTTACCAGCAGCCAATGGCGAAGAACTTCCATGGATCCAATATTGGGATCATGGATTTCAAGGACCAGGTGGTTGGTTTATAGAGAAGTCTTTAACAACACTAGGAAAAGCAGATCCAGTTAGTGAACATAATACTCAATTATGGAACTCTGGAGAAGAAGCTAATAAAGATATAGCTAGAAAACAAAAACGTAGGTTACACTATGTATCTAATGTTCTAGTTGTTTCTGATCCTAAGCATCCCGAATTTGAAGGCAAAGTAATGCTGTATAGATACGGCAAGAAAATCTTTGAGAAAGTCAAAGATGTAATGCAACCACAATTCGAAGATGAAAATCCACTTAATCCATTTGATTTATGGGAAGGTGCTGACTTTAAACTTAAAGTCAGAAAAGTAGATGGCTATTGGAATTATGATAAATCAGAATTCTCAGCTCCGGCTCCTTTGTCGGAAGATGATTCTGAACTTGAGTCCATTTACAACAAACAACATTCTCTCGCGGAGCTTATAGCTCCTGATCAATTTAAGTCTTATGACGAATTGAAAATAAAAATGGAGAGAGTATTGGGGTTAAACTTTGATGGTGTTTCAACAGCAACAGCAGAAACCATTGCCGAAGATAATTCGGTAGGTAATGTAGCTACAGCTGATGATGTACCTTGGAGTAATACTCCAGCTCAAGTAGCTACAAGTAACAAAGAAGATAATTCATTATCTTATTTTGAAAAACTAGCTAACGACGCTTAAGTGAGTTTGTTA